ACGGCACGAATACATTGTTTCAACAATGCGTGGTAGGCCAGTGAAATCCGATGAAATCCATGAACAATTACCCAGAGACACACAGGGTTGTTGATCCTTCAGAAATACGCATTGCAGTTGATGATTTCGCAACCATCCTGAAAGAAATAAAGCTAACGCTTGGCAAGAAAAAATGACCCATAACGAATAAGGTTAGATCGTGCGAAGCGTAGCGGAGCCACGATCTAACCTTATTCGTTGGGCGTTGGCGTGCATGGCGTTCCTTTCAGTGGTTAAAACAAACTGCCCTGTGTGGTTTCGATCACCGTGCCGCCGCTGTCGGGTCGGTTGACGATGCTGGTTACGGTGCGCCAGTCGTAGTAATACGGCGGCCGGGCGGCCATGTCCTGGATGACACTGCGCGATGTTTCTCCGGCGCGGGTGCGGCGGTCGTATTCGGCGCGCATGTCGTCCTGGTAGGCGATGCGCAGAGCGTCTTTGCACTGCGGCACACGCAACGGCGTGCTGCGGTACATGCGCGCCAGGGTCTCGGCGGCGGTCTCACCTAATATCTCTGCCAGGTGCGCGCGCGTGGCGGCGCGGTTGGGGAAAATCTCGCGTCCACCCGAGTGCTGCACCAGCGCCAGCATGGCATCCTGGCCGATGATCTGGGACAGCAGCACGGCATTCTTTGGCAGGTGCGACAGGTTGAGTTTCACAGCGCTGCCTTTTTTTGCCGTTTAACGTAGACGCTCAACGCTTGCACCAGGATGCGCAGTTCTGCGGCGTCGCACATGCGCAGGGGCTTGTGGGCGCTGGCGCCCTTGAGCCCGGCGGCCTGTTTGGCGATGCCTTCGATGTAGGCGATCTGCCCGCCGCGCGCGATGCCAGCGCTCTTGGCCAGCATGATCAGCTTGCGCAGTTGCGGTTGTCGATTCGGCGCTGCGCTGTCGACCCAGGCCCATTCGTTGGGGGTTTGGCTGCTGTGTCCACTCTGGCCGGTCTTGCTGTTCAGGTGCGCCTGCATCTTGCGCCAGTCGGTGGCGTTGAACGCCGTGGTGCTGGCCTTGCCGATGATGTTCATATTCATGGCGTGGCGGGCGTCCTCGTCCAGCCCAAGGGCTTTGCAGGCGGCGAAGTAGGCGGTGCGGGGGTTCTTGATCTTGCTGATGATCTTGTCGCGGTCGGATTTGTTCATGTGAGCTTCCCCTGGTTGGTTACGGTGAGTTGCGTTGGGCTTTCTGGCGACAGCCCAACCTACTGAAGGTCTTCCGGATCGACCTGCCGGCATCGGCAAGGCGATCGAGACGAGCGTCAGGCGATGTCGTCCAGCAACGCCTTGGCCGGCACAAATTTGACGCCGTTCTTGGCGGCAATCTCGATGGCCGCACCGGTCTGCGGGTTGCGTCCGGTGCGGGCGGCACGGCGCGTTTCCTTGAATTTGCCGATGCCCGGAAGGATCACTTCGCCGCCTTCGAGTTGCATTTGTTGCGTGACGATGTCATCCAGCGCGTCGAGCACGGCTTTGATGTCGGCCTTGGTCAGGCTGCGTTCGTAGGTGTGGTTGGCCTTGAGGGTCAGGGCGTCGATCAGTTGTTGCTGGTTCATGGTGTTGCTCCTGTTGCGGTTGAGTGATGGGGTGCCGGTTCCTGGCGCGCGTGAAACCGCGATGGTCTGCGGGAAGGGAGAGCGTCTTTGCTGTTTCCATGCCGGCGGGTTCCGTTGGCTCACGGTTTCCTGGATGACATGTTTCAGGCGGTTTCTTTGACTTTGGCTTTGCCTTTCTTCTTCTTCGGCGCTTCGTCTTCGCCCTGGCGGCGCTGGGCGTCGGCGATGAACAGGCGGGCGATCTTTTCGACATCGCTGTCGCCGATGGTGATGTACGGTTGGTCGGCGCCTTCAATGCGGCGGATGCCGATACGACGGTGTTCAACGGCGCCCATCTGCTCGATGGCGTCGACCACCACGCTCTCCTGAGTGCGGACGCACAAATCGGCCTGATCGGGGTAGAGCGCGCGGATCCGGGCGATGATTGCGGCATCGTCGTCCCAGTCCAGCGAATCGGCCTCTTTACGGTAGCCGCAGCGCACGCCGTCAACGGCGATGCTGCGCGGCTTTGCAAACAGGTGCGGGGTTCCGGCAATCAGATCCTCCAACACGCTGTAGGCATGCGCTTCTTCGGCTGCGGTGTGGTCCAGGTGCGTTTTATGCCGGCTGTAGATCGGCTGGATGGCCTGGCTCAATTCTTCTTGCAGCAGGGCGGCGCTGGCGGCGCTGGCTTGGTGTGCACGGGCCAACGCTTCGGCGGCGGCACGGATTTCGACGAGGGTGATTTCAGGCATTACAGGGCTCCTTTCGTGAGCGTGGACTTCATGTCTGCCAGCGCTTTGGCGGCGGCAGCGGGGTTGTGGGCCGGCTTGGGTGCGGCCGGCTCGGGTTTGAACTGTTTGTGGGCGTTGCTGATGCCGACCGGGGTGTTTCCCTGCGCCCGTGTCTCGCGGCTGCGTTCGTCACGGCCGGCGGCTTTGCCAGCCAGGGAGTGCACGACCTGGAACAAGTAGCCGTGGCCTTTGAACGGCAGTTCGAGCGTGCCGGCGTCACGCGCCAGCAAGACTTCTTCGATGCCCTCTTTCCACAGCGGCAAGGGGGCGACGCGCTGCACCTTGTTGCGTTCAACGCGTGCCTGGCTGATGCAGTCGGCCAGCTCGGCGAGGATCTTGCCGGCCCGTTCGGCGCGCAGGCCCTGCTTGGCCGGGCTGAACAAGCGCAGGTACTGCACCACGTAAGGCGCGAGTTCGCTGGGCAGGGACAGCGCGGGCACCAATGCGGCGCGCCAGTGCGCGTCGTTGATGAACGCTTCCAGGTCGCCGCTGAAGCCGCAGCCAGGGCAGGTAGCTTTCATTTCAGCGCATCCGGTGAACAGTGGACGTGCCGTCGATGGTCTTGACGCCGGTTTGCGTGAGCTTCTTGCCGGCATCCGGCGCGGGTGGGGCATCCAGCATCGGTACAAATCCGGTTCCAGTGGCGCGCCCGGTGGCACGGGCATAGTCCACCTCGACCTTGGCGCTGTTGATGATGGTCTGGCAGGTTTCATTGATGGCGCGGGCATTTTCGATTTCAATGCTCCCGTTTTTCAGTCCTTCCAGGGTTTCGAACAGGGCTGCGCGCAGGGCGCTGATGTCATTGCTGGTGTTCATCAATGTTTCTCCTGATTTTTGCGTTGAGCCGAATGAGCGCTTTCAGCTCCGGCGGGTAGCGGTGGATGGTGTTGCGAGCGACCAGTTGCTGGCGGCTGAGCAGTTCGAGGTTGTCGACGGCGACATCCAGGCAGTTGCCGTTGCGAAAAACGATGACATGCCCGTCCGGGATGGGGCCGTAGGCGGCTTCCCAGTTGATCCGGTGCACCAGATCCCAGCGCAGGTGCGTGGGGCCGGTGTCGCGCATCTTTCTGTACAGGTAGCCACCCCGGACGCGCTCGGCGCCAATCGGCTGGTAGAGCTTGGCCGCCATACCTCCTACGTGTCCCGGCTTGAACTGAGTTGCCTCGCCGCCAATCTGCAAGCCCTTCATGCCGGCGTTCCAGGTTTTGTGGCCCTTGGCGAAACGCGTTCCCGCGCCCTTCTTGCCGTCCAGGCGGTGGGCCTGTTCGGATGCGTAGAACGCGGCGGATTTGCTCAGGCCCAGCCGTGCCGCTTGCTGGTAGACCTGGCCGACCGGCCGCCCCAGGGCGCGGGCGATGTCCGCCGTCAGGCTGTCCGGGTAGTTGTCGCGCAACACCTTGAGCTCTATCTCGGTCCAGGGGACGCGGCTCATGGCTGCACCTCCCGCGCCGCATGGCAAACCGCCACCGCGCCGCGCAGTTGCGCGTTTTCCAGGGCCACCGCGTCGGCATAGTCGCCACTGCCGGCAGCGGCGAACGCCAGCAGGATGATGATCAGCACCAGGCTGACCTGGATGCGGGATTTCAGTTTTTCCGGGGTCATGCTCAGGACTCCTTTTCGGGTTTGTGCGGGCAGGTCTGGCAGGCGCGCCGGTGGGTCAGGGCGTTCGGGTCCCAGGTCGGGGCGGGTCCGGTGCTGATCTCGGCGCAGCGAGCGCGTTCGATTTCAAGGCCCAGGTAGGGGCAGGCGATGCGGTCGAGCTGGGCCAGTGCTACGGCCAGCACGGCATCTGAATTGGCCGGATAAGTACCATCCATGACCATGCTGACTGCGCTGCGGCCCAGGCCGATGCGATCGGCGACCAGGGACTTCTGGCCCAGCCGATCTTTTTCAGACCAAAGCAGCGCCAGCGCGCGTTCGCGTTGTTCCGGGGTCAGGCGGGCGCGGCTCATTCCAGCACCTCGTCGGCCACTGCGTCCGCGCCCTGCATCCAGACCACCTGGTGCAAGTTGGGGTCATAGACGGCTTTGATCCGGGTGATCATCGGGGCGCGCGGCCCACTGATGCGGTTCTTGATAGCGCGGTAGATCGTGGGGCCGCCGCTCTTACCGGCCAGGGCAATCGTCAGATACCCGGCGCGCTCCAGGAACATGCAGTAGCTTTTCGCAGTGGAAGCCGAAACGCCCGCCAGGTCGGCGATTTGATGCGCGGTGAAGGTGTCGAGCACCCGGATCGCACCCCACAGCCCTTCATTGCCTTGGCCCTGGACAACTTCAGTTCCATCGGCGCGCACACGCGGCGCTTCAATGCCGTTATCGCGCGTCAACCAGTAGCGGATTTTTACGCCGCGCCGGTCTGCTTGGGTTTGTGCCAAATATCCCGCACAAACCAGCCCGGCCAGGTATTCCCGCGCCGTGCCGGCGGGAACGTCGCCGGGGGTGACTTCGGCGCCGGTGAACTCGCCGCTGGAGTGCATGCGAATGCGTTCCCAGATGCGCTGGCGCGGGCTTCTGCCGCCGGCAAGAGTGGTGATGGGGGCGAGACTCATGTGCGCCTCCTGCGGAGCCCGAAACGGGTCTTCCTTTCAAACTGGACGGGTTTATATCCATGGCTTTCAAAACCTCTATCCAGGCAATCAAGCTCGGCCAAAATCTCCAACTTATGGCCAATCTCAACCAGGGCATTGCCGATCTGTACGGCCTCAAACCCACAAAGTCCGATTTGCGCTGTGTATTCAGGTGTTATCAGAGTGAGCGCACATAGACGGAGGCCATCAATGCCTTCCATCGTTCCGACTTGCAACAGCAGCTCATCGTTGATGCGGTTTTTGTGTTTGGTGCCAAGCACCCAAGAACAGGAAGTGAAGTCGATGCTGAGTTCCATCACACGCCCCTCCTAGGTGCCTTGTTGTTCTGCAACGTCCGACCGCCCCAGGTGGCCAGGTCAACCCGGCTCCAGCCTTCTTCCCGTGCCGCTTCGGCGATCAGCGCCAGGTTGTTGCCCAGCCGGCGCACGCTGCCGGCGGCCAGGTCCACCAGGTGTTCCAGCAGGTTGTCGGCCACGTTCAGGCCGGGGCAGCGGGACTGCGCCAGAATGCGGGCATCCGCCAGCTTGGCCATTTCGGCCGGGAACCAGTCCAGCATGCGGCCGTGGAAGCGCTCCCAGGCTTCCAGCTTCTGCGGCAACATCTCTTCGCCAATCAACAGGATCGCGGCCTTGCTGCCCTCGTAGAGGCTGCGCACGGACTCCACCAACCCCTTGGCGACGCAGTAGTCGAATTCATCGATGATCAGCAGCCGCTGGCTGCATTCCAGTTGCGCCTTGACCGCCTCGGCCATGGTGTAGATGTCCGGCGTGTAGGCCTTTGCGCTGTCGCCCTTGCCACGCGTGTAGTTCAGCCCGAGCGCCTTGGAAATGGCGATCAGCATGGTCTTGCGCGTCCAGAAATCGTCCGCCTGGACGTAGTAGGCCCGGTGCCGCGAGGTGATCCAGGCCGCCGCCGTGCTTTTGCCCGTGCCGGAGGGGCCGTGCATGATGCCCAGGCCGGGATCGGTTGGCCCGCGTTTCATCAGCCGGGTATGCGCCCGCTCGGCGACGGCGATGTTGGAGAGCGGGAGAATTCCGCTTCCGGCTTGCGTGAGTTGCTGCAAATTGCTCATACTGACTCCGTAGATGTGTTTCAAATCGGTTCGATGGCGGTGGCAGCCGCCGTCGAACCCCTCAACTTCCCGCTCCGAAGGCCTCTTTCATGACCTTCATCGCGGCAAACTTGCTGGTCTTGTGAAATCCCGCGCGGAACCGCCGCTGCCAGTCATGCGGCAAGCAGACGCCGGCACACCCATCACACAGGCCATTGCAGTGACCGGCCGTGTGGTGGGCGCTGGCCACCGCATCCAGCTCGAACCACAACGTGTATTTCTCTTCATCCGAGAAGCCGGAAAGCGGGTTGTCCGCGCCCATCCGGTCGGCCGGGCTGGGCATCTGCAGCACGTCCGCCTTCGGGTTGAACTGGGTCATCAGCGCCTTCGCTTCGGCGATCAGTTGTTCCGCCTTGGCGCTGAAGGCCGGCGGCGTGTCTTGCGCCGCTACCACGCGCGCCGCATCGTCCAGGCCGGCGGAGGTGTGCGTCTCGCCGCGCGGCTTCAGGTGCGCCAACTTGCCTGCCTTGGCGGCGCGTTCCATGATGATTTCGCGCGCCAATTGATCCGGGCTGACCAAGCCTTTCTTGGCCTTCTTGAACATGGCGCGGGTGTCGCGCATCCAGTCTTGCTGCTTGGCGTGGCCCTTGGCGGCGATCTCGGCGCGCGGAACGCCGGCCAGGCTGGCATTCACCGCCACGCACAGGAACTGGCCATCCACCCGCACCACAATCCGCCCCATGTCGTTCGGGTCCAGCCGAATGTCGGCCAGCTTGCCGGCGTGCAGCGGCAACTCTTCATGGATGTAGTCGACACGTTCGTAGCGGATGCCCTTGGCACTGATCGTCGGCGGCTTTTTCACCGGCTTCATCAGCAGCATGTCCAGCGCGCGCTCGTTTTCAATCCGCTTGATCGGCGTGGTGGAGCTGGCCACCCGCGCAAACGGCGTCATGCCCAGGGTGCGGTGCTCGCGCTGCATATAGGTGCCTTCGACCCACGCATCCGACAGGGCTTGCAGTTCCTCCACCGTCAAATCCACCGAGACCGCGCCACCCTTTTTGAATAAGTGCTCGGCAAAGGTTTTCTTGGCGTCGATGGCGCTACGTTCAGTCACGTTGTGGCCGACAAACGCATCCAGCACTTCCAGCAAGGAATGCAGGTAAGTACCTATGAAGCGTTCAACATGCGGCTTTTTCTGCGGGCTGAACGGTGGGCAAAACACCTGCTCAACGCCGATTTCTTCCAGAAACAGGCGGAATTCGTGGCTCTTGTAGTCGCTGCCGTTGTCGGTCTTGACCTGGCCGTCCGGCACGCCCCAGGCCAGCACCGCGTCGCGCATCAACAGCTTGTTGGTCTCGGTCTTGGCGGTGCGGCTGAAGCGGATCATCGGCCGCCGGCTCCAGACATCAATCACCACGCTGGCCGTGTAGCGCGACTTGCCGCTGCCGTGGTTGAGCAGCCAGTCGGCCGGAGTGCCGTCCATCTCCCACAACTGGTTCATCCGGTGCACATCGGCGTCGGCCTGGCCCAGGCTGGACAGATAGCGGCTCTTGAACTGGTCCGGGTTGGTGGTCAGCATCAGCGCGGCGGCGTTCTGCGCGCTCCACTTGGCGCGGTAGCGCGTCACCTGGTCATATTGCAGCGGGGCAAACAACACCTCGCCGGTGGCGCGGTCGTAACGGCATTTGTTGAGCATCGCCAGCAGGTCAATGCTCTGGATGTGCGGTTTCTCGCTCAGGATGGCGATGAATACGTCATGCAGCAGCGGCGTTGTTTCGAACACGCTTTTCTTGCGCTTGGCCCCGCTGCAACGCATGTCCGCCACCGGCGCCAGGCCGTTTTTCTCGTTTTCCAGCACCCAGCGCTGAATCGTGCGCATGGAGATCGCCGGGTATTTGGATTTTGCCTTGTCGCTGGCCGGTATCTGGCCGGAATTCCAGGCTTCGGCAAACTGCCCGAATGCCACATTGCGGCCGAGTTTTGGCGTCTGTGCCAACTGTTGCGCAAACCAGTCGCGCCAGGCCAGCAGCACGTCGTAATGCGCGCCGAATTTCTCCTGCCCCTTGGGCGTCAACAAGCCCATCAACTGGTCGGCGGTCACCGCCTGTTTGCGCGCCTGCTCGGCCACCACTTCCGCATGCGCCATATTCCGCGCCGCCAACGTGTGGCGGGCATCGGCGCCCTGGGTGCGGGCGTGGGTGAGCTTGCCGATCAGGTTGGATACGGATTCGGGGGGGAGATACAGCCGCGTCACGCCGTTGCGGCCACGCGATTTTTCTTCGCGGTATTCCCAGGCTTCACGCTCGACTATCTTCTCCCAGCCCTGCCGTGTTGCCGGATACCCAGGCAGCTTCAACGCCGCCAGCTCGGCGCAGGTGTAGTGCGTCTTCTCGCTCATGGCTGCACCGCCGGTTGTTGGGCGAGGGGCCGCCCGCTAGAGTGCATGCGCCGACTCGACATTGGCATCCATCCACTTTTTACGGGAGCACCCTCAATGACTAGAGAAGAACTGTTTCGCATGGCAGTTAATTTGACCGCGCAGTTCATTGCCAACCGCGACATTGGCGGCCGCGTGGCGAATCCGGAAGACCAGGTGCATGACCGCATCATTGGCCTCTATCACCGCTTGGAATCGGCTTGGCTGGAAGTGGGCGCAGACGAAGGCTCACGCGGTACATAAACCGTCATCCCGCCATTCGGCTGCTCGTTCAGGGCCTTCGCCAGCACGGCGGCGGCGCTGGGGTGTACCCGCGCCCAGGCCAGCAGGGTGGCGGTGGTTTTGATCAGCGCGCTCATTTCATCCCCCTCACTTTCAAGGCCGCTTCCAGCACCTTGCGGCGCTCGGCCAGTTCACGTTCCTGGTGATGCAGCCGCGCCCATTCCAGCAGCGCCGCATCGTCCTGGTTGATCACGGCGCGTTCGCCGCGCTTTCTTGCATACAGATTCAGCAGCGTGTCGCCGCTCAATGCCGCATCCAGTGCCATCGCCCGGCGCAGGCTGATTTCATGCTGCCCATGCGCCTGGCTGACGTAGTTGTTCAGCATGTTTTCGCTGAGCTTCTCGCCCAGGTGAAAGCTCATCCGCTCCGCCACCTGCTCGCGCGTCATCCCACGTTCCTTGCGCACCCGCTCCAGAGCCTCGCCAATGCTGGCCGCAATCTCGATCGCGCAGCCCAGCGCACCGGGCCGGTTCGGCGCATCGGCAAATAAATCAGAAGTTCGGACGTCAACGTCGGAAGTCATGTCAAATGCCGCTTCCGTTGTTGTCAGTACACCCATTGGGTGCTTTGCTAGACTTGGCCTTGTAGCGTCCTAATCCGCGCTCTCCGCGTCCGGACTTCGGCGTTCCGTCCAGGTTGTAACGGCTCGGCCATATTGCTTTAGGCAGGGCGCCGATTGCTTCGGCAATCAGCCGCTCCGCCCTCGGATACGGCCGCACCAGCGCCGGACGCAGCGAGTCGATGTCCTGGTAACCGTGGGCGAGGGCGACGCTACGCAGCGTGATGTTCTTGCTGTGCAGCGCATACTTGATCGCGGCGGGCGTCCAGTCTTTCGAGGCTGGTTTTTTTGCCATGTCTGATTACTCGTTCGTGTTTGACATGCAGCCATTCTGGTAAAGCAATTAGCAACTGTCAAGCGTTGCTTATTAATTTTTTGTGTTTATTGCAAAATCAAGGACTTATAAATATGCATGAATTAGCAACAGGCGTTGCTTATTCTTGCGATGACCTCGCAAGCATGAATCTGCCTGGATACCCTGTCAGTCGTCAGGGGTGGGATATGCTTGTGAAGCGTCAGGAATGGCCATACCGCGAGGTCAGAAGCAAAGGCCGTGGCGGCCTGCGCCGTGAATACCAGCCGCCGCCACATGTCATGGCCTTGATCGAGCAACGCCGCAAAGGGGAAATCGGCCTCGGCGATGAGCGTGGCGGCTTCCGAGTCCGGGCCGATGGCCGCAAGCTGTATTACGCCGAACCCGCGCCGGCAGCGGATAGAGACCCAGTTCTTGCGTTTCTTGATCCAACCGAAGAAGAGCGGCTACAGATGCTTTCCGTGGTATTGCGCGTTGCGGAATCGAAGCTCAAAGAGCCATTGAATCCAGACCTGGCCGGGAAAATCCTGGAGCTAGTCGCCGCCTGGACGCCGTTCGCCGTGAAGCATCCAGATTTTCTGCAACGCCTTGAAGCCCTCCGCACCGCCTGCGTTCTATTTGCATCAGAAACGCGTTAACTCTGTGCCACTTTTCGCGCAAAAAATGACGCTTTTAGACCGTTTTTGCGCGTTTTTTGTGCCACTTCCGTTAATTGCCTAAATCGGTCGAATCCCGCTCTGCCATTGGCTTCCCGCGTTTTTTTCTCTTTTTTTGTTTTGTGCCAATTCAAACACTCCCCCTGGGGAGGCCATGTTCATTACTTGCCTGGCACTTGCTAGTGATTACTTGCAGAAGTCTCGCTACATTCGATCCACTTGGCATCCCCGCTCGCTGCTAACGCAAACTTCCGCGGGTAAGTACGAGGCGATGGCCAACATATGAAACCGGTCATGAGACGCGGATTCAGAGGAAAGTAATCATGCGATGTTTGATTTCGACAGTTTCCATAGCGATTGCGCTCAGCCTGCTG